TGGAGGAAGAGCACATCTTTGTCCAATATGTCAAAAATCAAATCATATGGAGATAAATCTTCTTAGAGCAAAAGATCATCTAAGTTACGAAGAAATATCTAGAAGATTTAAATCTGGTTCTGTAACACCTTCAAATTTAGATAAGCATTTTAAGAATCATTATATTGTTGCCGAACGACAGAAAAAACTTATTGCTTTAAAAGAAAATTCCAGTGATACTGCAGATTTAGTTCTTGTTAATAAAATCTTTGAAGGAGAGATGGATATCTTTGCTGCTACTCAAGCAATTCTTGAGTCTAAAGCTAGAAGACATCTTGCTGTAACAAATAGAATTGATTTTTTAAAAGCACACTTAGAAGTAGACAGTGCAGACGATATTGATAAACAAGAATTTATTCAACTCAATAAGATAGCAGGTGAGATAGAAGATTCAATGGAAAAAATTGTTTCTTTAAGAGATAAGAAACTTTTTCCTGCGTCACAAGTAGAATTATCTAATGCAATATTAAAATGGAAACTAAATACTTTTTCTAAATTAATTGATAGCTTGCAATTTGCTTTGATGAAGTTAGAGAAAGATCCAAGATATACATTTCTTATATCAGAAATAAGATCAGAGTTAGCTAGAAATCTCAGCCCAATTGAAGACGAAATTCTAAAATCAGGTGGATTTTTAGGTAAACAATGAGGTAACAAATGGCTAAAAATTCAATACAAGCTATCACAAACGATATTTCTGCTGCAATGATCTACTTGCAGGCTATTCAAGCTTCAAAATTGAAGCAGGAAAATCAAAGATTAGCAGATAGCATTGAAGAACTACTCGCAGATGTACTTGTTCAAGCACAGATAATTGAGCAGCATCTAATTGATAGAGAAAATATGATAGATAAACTTAAAGGAAGCATAGTTAATATTGAAGATGACTTAGATTCAGAAGAGTATGAAATGAAGGAAAGATCCACTCCTTTGAATAGATCATCTAAAGTTGCAGGACAATCGAGTAAAACAGAATACAGACAGCCCCTCGAAGCAGTACGAGAAACTCCCTTAAATATTGAGGAGATAATCTCAAAAGAAACTCCCCCTAAACCTTAATATTCTAGAAGAATATTTATATTTTATATGGTATGAATATTCTAGATTTAACATCTTTAGAAGCAGAAAGAATCTTTATTATAGGTGCACTTGATGGCGATTATCAAGCATTAATTAATATTCTTTATGAACAGAATTTTAATTATAAAGATTTTCTAATTCTAACTGGAAATTTTCTTGAAGAAGAATCAAAATATTTTCTAGATATCATCTTCTTTTTAAAAGATAACAAAAATTGTTTTTCTGTTAAAGGAAAAAAAGAAATTGATTTTCTTCAGAAATATCAAGAAGATAAGTTACCTGATTTTTTAAAAGAACTATGTACATTAGAAGTTATTTCTTTTCTTGATAAGCTACCTTTATGTATACTTCTTGATAACTATATTGTGGTTAGTAAGGGACTCGAACCTAATAAATATCTAGTTCAGCAAGATTCAGAAGTATTTTATTCCATTCCACACTTTGATAAAGAATCCAAATACTATCAGTTTGAGAATACTGAAGAAAAGTCATGGTTTGATTTTGACTTTTCTGAATATAAAATTTGTTTTAGCGATTTGGATCTAGAAGAAATACAAGTAGAATCAGGATATAATCTTAAGAATAGCGAAGGAACTTTAACTTGTCTTATTATACTTGATGATGAAGAACCTATTTTAATACAATGAGGATATTATGCTAGAATTTGAATACGAGTCAATCATTCTTGATGCAGCAGCAGAATTAAAACCTTTTTTTGAAGAAAATGATGATGTCTCAGGAGAAGTTTGCAGAGATACAGCAAACTCAATTCTAGAGATGTTTCCAGAAATATCGCTATATTTAGTTAAAAATAAAAAAGTATCACCGAGTTCAGTAATATCTTATATAGCAGAAGATTTGTTTGATAGAATTTACAAACAAGAAGTTTAATTTAACTACGGAGATTAGCATGAAAATAAATAAGAATATTGAAGATTTTTTTAGAAGATTAGATTCGCAAAAAACAGCAGAATTAACACCTTATCAATCTAGCCTTCCATTAGATGTAGGAGAAAGCGAAGAATTTGCTGCGACAGAGGGTTGGGGTTATTTAAAGAGTAACATTGATGATCAGCTTTATGAGATAAAAAATCTTTCAGACGGGTTATTAACTCATACTGATCCAGAATATGTAAAAGAAATAGTAAAGTTAATACAAGAAGAATGTGAAGATATCAAATCTATGTTAGATCTGCTATTTGAACAAAGTCTTGCAATGAAAGATTCAAGAAAATAATAAGGAGTTTTAGCATGTCAACCGATCAAGAGTACTATGTACCATTATACCGCTTAGCAATTTCTAACGTACCAGAAGAATATAAGCTGGAAAAGATGACTGAATGGCTAGCAAGAAACGCACTAAAAGTATCTAATCAAATGGTTAGAAGAACATTCAAGAAAGCAGGAAGACAAGATTTAGCAGATTATTTTGTTAAACAAGAAGATATTCATATTGGTGATACTGTTAAATCTAGAATGACGGGTAGATTTGGTACTGTTACAAAAGAGCATTGGGACGGAGAAACCGTTTCTGTAAAATGGGAAACAGGTGGAATTCAACCAGTATCCAAAGGCGCATTATTTAAAATGCATGAAAAGAAAGATGAAAGATTTGATAAGAAAGATATATCTATTGCTAAATCAGATATGGATACTTATGAATCTATGAAAGATAAAAAGAAGATTATGCAAGAAAGAAAAGAAGATGAAGAACCTTTAAAAGAAGGAAAAAAAGCATCTGTTCAAGAATATGAAGAATGGATTAAATCTAAATTAGATAGTAATATAAAGAAATAGATGATAAAAAGAAGTTCTATACTTGATTATCAGAGACCTACTTTATCTGAAGAAGTATGGAATTCTGATGCAACAATAAAAGAAGAAATCAAGATTTTTATTGGTTCATGCATTACAAATTTTTTTAATTATTTAGATATAAAAGGATCTGATAAATGGCTTATTGAAGCTATGTTAGCTTCTTCTTTAGCAACATATTTCTATACAGATTATAGCGATTTAGATATCAAACTATTTATTGATTTAAATTTATTCATTGAATATAATCAAGAATTTATTACTTTCACAGATGATGCTATTTTAAAGTGGCTAAAAAATCGTGGAAGAGAGTCTTATTGGCTAACTCAAACTCTTCCTAATACACAGCATCCAATTGATGTTTATTTTCTATCTGCAAAAGATTTAGAAAGATTAAATACTCTAAAGTATGATTCAGTGTATCTTTTATCTACCGATGAATGGATAAAAGAACCTCAGAGAGCGGATTTCATCTCACCAGATTTTATTTTTGAAATAGCACGGGAAAAAGCAGAGCCTTATATTAACGCAATTGTAGAAGATATTGAAAACGCAAAACAAGATTGTATTGATTTTCTTGTATTGCAAGATTTTTTAAAAAATCTAGAATACGATGATCTCTATAATCTTAAAGTAGAATTTAGCAAAAAACTAGATATTATACAAAACGATATTGATGAAATAATTAAAGATAAAAAAGCTATAAAACAACTTCGTGATATTTCTTTCGATAAGAACTATCTAGATACAGAGCTAGAAAAGCTAATGGGTTCTTTAAATTATTCTGATGGAAATCTTATTTTTAAATTAATTCAAAGATACGGATATCTAAAAATTCTAGTTGAGATAACTACTTTTTTTGATAAAAAGAATATACAGCCTTCAAATGTAGATATGATATTAAGTTTACTTACATGATAAATGAAAAATACAGCTATAGCAAGATATCGACTTATTTACAATGCCCGTTTAGTTATAAAAAGCAATACATGGACAAAATAACTAGAAAACTTACATGGCAATTAGCTTTAGGAATAACGGCAGCAGATATCTTAGAAAGAATTTACAAAGATGAAATAATTTTAAAAGAAGGGATATCAGATTATTTATTAAGAAATTTAATACAAGAATACTGGATTCCAAATCAATATAAAAAAGAATATTCTATTGATATACCTTCTTCAATTTTTCTTGGATATAAATCAATTGAAGAGGAAGATAAGCAGAAGAATAATTTATTTATATGGTTCCAAGATTACTTTAGAATTTACCCTTTAAAAAGAATCTTTGGTATTGAAGTTCCTTTTGAAGTAGAATTCGACGATTTTATTTTAATAGGAAGAATAGATAAATTAGATTTAGTTGATAGTAGATTGAATATTATTGATAATAAAGTAACATCTAAATTTTTAAATGATATCTTTGAAAGTATACAGTTGGGAATTTATTTTTATGCTATTTCAAAAATGTTACCCAGATTCAGAATAGATAAAGTTGGTTACTACTATGTTAAGCAAGGAAAAGAAACTTTGATTGATTCTTCTAAGTTAGAAATTGATTTGATTTATAATAAGATAAGAAAAGCAATAGCAGGAATAAGAAATAAAGAATTTTCACCCTGTGATAATCAATATTGTTATTTTTGTGATTTTAAATTAGAGTGTAGAAAATGAAGTTACCCTCTATTTTTAAATATGCAGATATAATTTCAGATCTTCTAAAGAAATATTCTAAATTTTTTATACAAGAAGAACTAGATTATATTCAGCAGCAAATACCCAGAAGTTATCTTCCTTGGATTTTTAAGCAGTATCAAGCTTATGTTAATTCTGCTGAAAGAATGCGTGAATTTAACCCAAACCTAACTTCTAGTTTAATAGAGAGAGCTAAATCAATTCTTTTAGAGGATCTTCCTATAATAAAGTATTATCTTGAACAATTTGAAAATCATAAACAAGATTTAAGAAATAACAATATTTCTACTAACATAAACGATTATACAAAAGAAAGTTTAACAGAATTAATCAATATGAAATATGAGAAAAAAGATAAATATGAAGAGTCGTTTGATCTTGATTCTTTAAAACAAGCTATTCCAATAGCTTTTGAAGATGAAAATTGGATAATCTTTACCCCACAAACAGAAGAACAAGCTTGTATTGTTGGTAACGAAACTAATTGGTGTACAACAAGAGGATCATTCTCTGACTATTACTCAGAAGATAACCCTATTTATGATTTAGTAAATAAAAAAACAAAAAGAAGATGGCAGTATGATAAAGTTTCTGGAATGTTTTTTACAGAAGATGATCAATCAACAGATTTTGGAGATTTTGCTACTGTATATAAGGATCAAATAACACCACAATTAACTCAATTTCTTTCTAATACTGCGTCACCAAATCCTATGTTTCTTTATTTAGACAAACCTCGCTCAATAGAATTCCAAGTAATATCAGATGTGAACAAAAAGCTAGTAGCTAAATATCATATGCATATCAACGATGTCTTTTCAAGTATAGAACCACCAGAATTAGTTAAGCTTATTGTAAGCTACATAGATAGCTTTCCTTCATTAGATCAGTATAAAGATTTTGTTCTTACGGTTTTAAATTTTTGTGGTATGTCAATTGAAGAAGCAATTGAAGATTTTCAAAATAGTAGCAGTTCAACAATTGATTACAACTTACTTTGGAAGGGATTGTCACCTTTTATATCCCAAGATTTTTCTTTTGATGCAAAATCTACAGAAGAACAAGATGAAGAAGTAAGGAAAAATTTTCAACAAGAAAACAAGACTGCAGGTCTTGTTGACACTCTAAAAAATCTATATCAAAAAGTATTTAAATCTGCCCCAGAAGAACAAGAAACAGAAGTTCCAGTAGTACCTGATGTTCAACCGTCCATTGAACCTATAGAAATCCCCTACTTTGAAAAAAATCTTCCTTCTGGCATATCAAGTGAGGATGTAGAATTAGTATCAAAACCTGCTGCTCCGCCCCCTCCTCTTCCTGGGGATAGAAGACCTTGGACATTACCTATTCCAGAAGACTATAATCCAAAGAATGATCATTCCTATAACACATTTAAATATCTTTATTCTCTGGGGTATAGAGACGCAATTTGGCATTTAGCTGAATCACACGGAGAATACGATCAGTGTGATGAATTAAATGGAATGTCTTTTACTACTGATTGGTTATTATTTGCATCACAGCATAATCCACCTTCACCCATTTATAGTAGATCACACCCCGACTGCAGATGCTTTATTACATGTAATCCTCCCTCTTCCCCAGAAGAGATACCCGATGATGCACCTGGGTTACCCTTATTTGGAACCGATGATCAAATACTTGAATTTAAAAGAAAAATCTTTGCAAATCTTGTTCCTCTAGATGTTGATTCCCAAACAATGGCACCACCTGAAGAGCACCTTGCATATCTATACTCTTCTAGACTAAAGTTTGGAAAGGAAGATAAATGGAAAGAAAATATTGTTCCAATTAAAACTCAAAAAGATTTTAGACTTGTGCTTCCGCTTGGTTTGTATCGACCAATGATTGAAGAATACATTGGTATTAAACTAGAAGAAAATGACGAAATGACAAAAAGTTATATTTATGATTTAAATAGAATTGTGTATATACCTAATGAATTTTTAACTACTCTAAATGTTAAAGAAGATACTTCCAGAGAAGTTAAACCCGGTGAATATGTATATATTGATAACTCTATATTAGGTATTGTTACTAGAATTTTAGAAGATAAAGTTTTTTGTTTTATCCCTGATTTTAATATTATTGCTCAAGTTTCTTCTTATACTCCATTAAATTTTTAAATTTATTTTAGAAATTTTTTCTTTTTAGATATAATAAAAAGAAAGGAGTACAGTTATGCCTCGTGTTCCTGTTGAATCAAAAGAACCTTTCACAAGCTTTAGAGAAACTTTTAAAGAACCAGAAGACGGTGTTGAATACCACGATCTTCAAGAATATTCTATATCGTTTGATTCAAAAGATATTCAATTAATAGATCCGCATAATCTAGAACAAATAATATTAGAATTAAATAGTATTCCAAAAACACTATTTAGATATAGAATGATAATGGATACACAAACTAAACTTGTTCAGCAATTAGAAGACGAGCAAGCTAGATGGTATGCAGAGAAGTGGATGGAGGTAGATAGAGAAACAGAACCTAAACTTGATAAATCAGGAAATATTGTTGGAGATGTTAAGATAGTAAGAACCGAAGGAGCAAAAGAAAAAATAATTATAACTCGATATAATACAGAATATAGTGAATTTCAAAGAAAATTAAGAGAAGAAAGATACAGATTATCTTTGATTAAATCAACTGTGCAATCTCTTGATAACTTTTCTTATAAACTTCACGCAATTCTTAGTTATCAAGAAATGTTAATTCAAAAGAAGGTACAATAAAATGAAAGTAGAAGACATTATAGAAAAATTACAACTGTCCTTAACAGCAACTGCACTTTATAATTTTGGTTCAAACAAACATGCTTATGTACACGATTTAGAAAAAGATTTGGGCGTACCTGCATTACAAGCTTTACAGTATAATGATAAAGCCATTAAGCTGCATATTATAGGACCTGAACAATCATATATTGACTTGGAAGATATTACTTTAATTGGTAGAGGAAATACAGAAGAAAAAGCACTAGAAAATTTAATTAAGAAAGAAGATCGTCTTTTTACATATATGATGCTAAAAGCAAGTGGATTAGTAAATAGTATTTGTACAATAAAATTCTCGGAAGAAGGCATCAACAAAAATGATCTTGAAATTCTCCAATATGAAGTTGAAAGGCATAGATTATTAGTAGATAAATTTCTTATACCTAGAATAGTTCTAGGTGATATGAAACGTAATTTCAATGACATAGACTTTGATCCTATTACTTCTAGAGATCTATTGTTATCCGGTATTTTTGGTTCAATTTGGGGAGTTAATATATATTGTCTAGGACTAGATATGCTTCCTTTTAAAGTAATTTTTGCTGTATCTGACACTAGATATCTAGGTTTTAGAAGATTTAAATCTATAGATATATCTAATTCTATAGAAAATAGTTTTGAGATAAAATTAGTAGAAAGTTTATGTATATCTAATCCTAGAGCTATAGCTTGTTCTATAGAATCTACATATACTACTTCCCATCTTAATTATAATAAAATTACTGATATATTTAAAAAAATATAAAATATTTTAAG